GAGGGGAGAGGGAACGCTGTTGCCAGCAACAAGAGCCCGCGGGGATAAGTGGTGTTCGACGTTCGCCATCCCGTTCCTTCAGAGAATGGCTGCCAACAGCAGCGTCCCCTCTCCCCTGGTGGGAGAGGGACAGGGTGAGGGGGCTTTTGTCGAAACCCACACGCCCCCTCACCGATCGAGTATCCAATCAGGCATCACGCTTTGCAGATGGACGCCCTCATTGGCATCCGCCGTCGCCGCATCGGTCAGCATCAGGCGCCATTGGGTGAGGCAGGCCTGCATCAAGGTGGTGCTGCCGGTCAGCGGAATAGCGAGCTGCGCCCCGCAGGCCCAGGACAGCGCGCTGACGAAGCCGGGCGGAAACAAGGTGGTGTTGGTGATCCGCTTGGTGAAATAAGCGAGTGCCTGGGGCTGGTCGCAATAGATCACCTTGAGATCGTTGCCCTGGGCATTGAGATCGATCGCGGTCTCATAGGGGATCGGCGGCGCATTGGTGTTGAGCGCATTGAGGCCGATCGTGTTGGCGATGACGCTGGTGCCGGGAATCGCCGTCAAGGCGCCATGATTGCTTTGCTGCGACAGCGGCTGGTAAAGCCCACGGATCTTCAGGCAATCACTGGGATAGGCATAGCGGAACTGCCAGTCGACTGGCGGCGCGCCGAGATCGGCGAGATAGCGCCGCGCCCGGGCAAAACCCCAATCCACCGCCTCAAGCGTTTCGTCCCGGGCCTGGTCATAGACCGTGTTGAAGCTGCGCGCCTCCGGCGAATCCTCGGTCAGATCGGCGATGCTCGATCGCGTGCCGATCCGCGACAGCGACAGATTGGCGATTTGAATCAGGTCGGCCATGTGGTCTGTCCTTTAGGAAGCAGCGGAAAGGAAGGTGGCTAGACGGCTATGCAGGTTGGCCATATCCGTCCCGACGATGGTGAGGTTGCTGATCCAGCCGACGCCGAGCGTCGCCTTGCTATAGGCACTCTGCCGTCGCATCCACAGCGCATTGCCGCCGCTTGGCGGCATGATGGCCGAGCTGGCGAGGGTTTTTTGCACGCCGTCTTGAAAGCCGTTGACGTTGATGCCGTTGCGCGCGGCGGCGAAATGCGCCTCGCCAACCGTGTTTGCCCAATTGGTCTGGCCACTCGTCGCGATGCGCAGCAGCGCATCCGTGCCACTGTTCGCTCCCTTGGGAATGCAACAGAGCGAGGTGCCATTGGCCGCAACGCCGATCGTCGAATTTCCATCCGACGTGGCGACGATATAGCTGCCAAAGCTCAACGTGCCCTGCATCGCCGCGGTGTACGGATAGTTGGTATCGAAGTAGCCGGTCGTACCATCGCTCGCACAGCCAAGGTAAGGCGTCAGTGTTATGGTGCCGTTGGCTGTCATCGTGAAGTTGCCGTTCAACACATTGACGCAGGCCTGGCGGATGTCGCTGCCTTGCATCAACCACAGTGCGGAAGGCGCGGTTGCAAAGGCATCCCACAGGCCGTCTACGATCAACCCCTTGATCAGGCTGTCGGCGGCGCTCTGCCAGGCAGCCTTGGGCAGCGACGGCAGCCGGTTGAAATAGGCCTGGGTTTCGGGTGCGAAACCACCGGTACCCATGGCGACACTGCCCCGGACGACGGCACCGACCCCGCCGTCAAGCTCGCGCTTATGCGTTTTGACAACTGCCATTACACGGCCCTCACAGGAGGCCCCTATTGCGAGATACGGTAACTGACCGTGCCGCTGGTATAAGCGGTGCAGTTCAGCCGGTAGATCACGCCGCTTTCCGGTTCACTGCAGACCAGAGAACAGGGCGCCGTATAGGCGGCGGCCGTTCCGCTGGTGTCTTTGGCGGCGACGATCCAAGTGGCGCCGCCATCGAAACTGCGCTCGAGCTGCACGGTACCGACGAAGGTTCCCCAGATGGTGACGTTGAAGTTGCCGATGAAGGGCAGCGGCGACGTGCCGGCACCCGCCGCCGAGAATGTGCCGGCGGCGATTGACTTGGCTTCTTCATTGGCAGTCAGTGACCGCTTACCCATGATATCTCCGGTGAGTTGAGAGCTGTGTTGTCAGCGCGAAGAGCGAGCCCGGTCGGGATGATCTCAATCGAGATCCACCGGCGCCGCCTCTTCGCCGTCCGGCTCGGCCGCGGCGTCCTGCGCCACCGCCAAGGCCTCGGCTGCCTTGCTTGCTTTACGCGCGGCGGCATCCAGCGGATGCAGATTGGCGCCGGGTACGCCGTCAAAATCGATCTCCTCATCCGGCTGCCACAGGCGGTCACCGATGAAGGACTGTTCCAGGATGCGATAACGCGGCATCTCACTGATCTCCTATAAGCCAATGGCGGTCATGCAACCGCTGGCACGGATCCTCGGAACCGGCCCGAGGACGACAAGCGGGGCGTGATTGTCGCTCTGCGCCAGCACCTTTCCCCGCTGTCGCCCACGGACTAGTCCGGGGACCCATGCCAAAGGTGGGGTTTCTCTCGGGAGAGATTTCCCAGTGGTGACGCCTTAGAACCCGCCGACGTTCAGCGCTTCCGGATAGGCCGCATTGGCCTGCAGATCGAGGCACAGGCCGGCGGTGAACTTGCCGGCCGTCAGCGGTCCCGTCGCCACCGTATAGGTGACGCCGAGGTAACGCTTGCCGCTGGTGCGCGAGACCGGCACGGCCGTCCGCAGGACCTGCGTTCCGCTGGTCAGCGCCGCTTTACCGATCGCATCGCTCTGCATCAGCACAACGGGATTGGTGGCGAGATCGGCGCTATCGGCGGCAACCAGCGCGAACTGCACCGTCGCGGCACCGGCGGCCGTCGCATCCTGCGTCACCACGATGAAGAAGTTGGTGTCGTAACCAGCACCCAGGTCGCGCGCCGCGCTGAGGTCGATCACATTGCTGGAGGTGGCCGTGGTGGTCACCGCCTGCTGGTTGGAGAACAGATTGGTACTGTCCAAAATCATCTCTGTATCCTTTTTGAAAATGCTCATCGGCGAAGTTCGGCCCCGATGCCGGGCGGACGGAGGTCGGCCGCCCTGCATCGGGGGAACAAATCAAACGACGCGTGCTTCGGTGTTGAGCAGCTGGTCGACCAGGCGGATCGGAATGCCGCGGAAGGCAGTCAGCGGATTGCCCTGCGCGTCTTCGACGGTATGGAAGCCCAGCGTCGGCTTTTCCGTCTGCTGGATATCTGCCCAAGTCTTGACCGCGCGATTGACGTAGAACACCGGCCGGCCCAGCTTCAGGCTCGGCACCTTGGCAATCGCCCGGATGAACAGGCGCTGCAGGTTGACCGGCGAGCTGCCCTGCAAACCAGCAGTGCTGGTGTCGATATTGGCGATACGGACGGCAAAGCGCCAATCGCGCACCGTCAGACCGCACTTCCACTGATACTTGGTCTGATAGGCCTGGTACTTGCCGCCGCTGCCATCATCGATCGGCGCTGGGGTCGAGACATCTTCATGGGTGAGGCCGGCCTTGGTCTTCTTCGGATAGATGCCGTGAATGGTCCGCTTGCCCCAGACGATCAGCCAGACGCTGGTGTTGTTGGTACCGGTGCCGCCACCGTCGATGACGTTATTGGCGGTCTGCGCCACGGAGGACTGGATCGTGTTGTAACGCGGCGCCAGGCCCTGGAAGCGCTCCGGATTGGCGGCGATATTGCCGTAGAACAAAGTCTGCGCCATCTGCTGGTTCATGCCTTCCAGGAAGGCTTCGTCTTCCGAAAGGCGGAAATCGGCGGCATTGCCGTTGAGATCGGCAAGATCCTTATCGACGATGCTGTAGGTTTCCAGCATGCCGCAGGTATCCGTGATCTGCGCCGTCGTCGATTTTTGAGGCTGCGCGCCCTGATAGAGCAGGCGCCAGGTCGCTTGCGGCAGGCCGGTGCGGATGGTCGTCAGATGGCCGGTCGGCAGATTGCCTTCGACCCAGACCATGTCGTCCAGCACTTCATTGGTTTGCGAGAGAATGTCGATCACATCCGCGATCTTGTCGTCAGCGGTCATCCGCTTCGCCAGATCCGTGATGCTCAAATACTGACCACCGATGGTCGCCATGAATTACTCCTGTAGATATGTTGCCGAAGCCGTCGTCGATCTAATCGCGCGGCTGTGGTGTCGTTGTGATCGAAGCCGCCGCTTAATCGCGCGGCTTCAGGGGATCATTGGGATAGAGGCGGTCGGCCCGGCTCCGGTTCTCCTGGGCGACACCGCGGCCCAGCACCAGAGCATCTTCCGAGATCGCCTTGCCGATGCGGACGAAAGCGCGAATGACATCGGGATGGTTGCCCGCCCCGCTCATATTCAGGGCCTGGCGCAGGGCATCGCCGCCGAAGCGATCGACCGCCTTTGCCGCGACAGCGAGATTGCCGGCGAGCTTCGCGCCGCCGATCTCACGATCGGTCTTGACCTGTTGCTGCCAGTCACGCTGCGTTTCTGCCCAGAGCTGATAAGGCGCCTCGGCGGCTTCCTTCAGCTTGTTGGTATAGAGATCGAGGTAATTCTGCGCCCGTTCCTGGCTGAGGCCGTCGGCAGCGAAAAGCTGCTTGGCCTCGGTCATGGCTTGCGGGTCGATCTCGACGCCTTCGGGCAGGCTGAAATCCGCATAAGAGCTGCCCGCCTGATCCGACGCCATCTCGGCGCGCGCATCGGACGCAACATCGTCTCGCGGTTGCCCGGCCTCATCGCGCGGCGCCACCGCATGATCGGCGCCGCTCGCTGACTCTCCGAGCATCGTCTGGCTACGGGCGACCGCTTCGGTGCTGGACTGCGCGGTATCTGTATCAGACATGAGATTGATCCTTTCGTGCCTCTTTGGTCATCGTGACGTAGAGATCCGGGCAGAGCCGGTTGATCTGCTCCAACACCCAAAGCCCCATCTGCCTTTTGCCTTCGTTCATGAAGGTGTAGCTGTTGCCGGTCATGATCGGCTGAAACACCTGCGCCTCAGCGAGCAGCCGCCAGATGAAAGCGCGAAACACCCGCTGCTCCATCAACAGCTTGAATGCCTCGGCATCGCTGCTGTCCTGCCGGCGGAATTTTTCCTTGCGCTCGCTGACCTGCTGCGCGTCACCGATGTCGATGGACTCAGTCATCAGTTTTCCCCCTCACCCTGTCCCTCTCCCACAAGAGGAGAGGGAACGCTGCCGTTAGCAGCATTTTTTCTCGCGTTTAAATGCCCCCCTCTCCCCCGGAGGGAGAGGGCCGGGGTGAGGAGAAAAATTGAAAATAGCCAACAACACAGCGCGACAACCTCACTGCCCACCCGGCACCGCACCCGGAGCAGCGCCCTGCATCGCGCCCAATTTCCCGACCACCTGATCCAGCGCGCTTCCGCCACTGCCGAGCTTCGTCTCCGACAAGGTCTTGGCCCCCTGCACCGCCTGCTGCGAGGCCATCATCGCCTGTTGCTGCTGCATCGCCTGCGCCCGCGCAGCCCGTGCCTGCTGGACCTGCTCGCTGGCCAGGATGATGCGTGGAGAGATGCCCAGGGCATCGCCGTATTCATCCACCGCCGCATCGAAATCGATCTTGTCCAGCACCTCCGGCTTGGCACCGGCCAGGCCACCGACGAAGCCGGCGATGCGCTCGATGCTGCCGGTCTCCGCCGCCTTCTGCGCTTGCGCCAAGGTCGAGATGTAATCGACATCCAGCATCTGGCCGCGCAGTTCCGCCGGCGGTTCCGGCAGCAGGCCATTGTTCAGCATGATGTTGAAGACCCGGTCGATCGCCGGATCGAGCAACTCGTCATGCAGCCGTTCCAGCACCGGCCCCAGCATCAACAGCTTTTCCTGCTTGCGTTCGACGATCTCGGTCGCGGAGCGCACGTCATCCAACTGCGAGATCATCAGGAACAGGTCGGCGAAGAAAGCCTGGTTGATCTGGTTGCGGATATCCTCGATATCGGCGCGCAATTCGCCGAGCTCGATATTGACCTGATAGGCCGGGGCGAAACCGGCCCCTGCCCCGTTATTCGGCGTATAGGTGATGCCGCCCGGCAGAACCGACATTTCCTGGTTCTTCATCTGCACATTGGCGATCATCGGCGGATTGACCTGCTTGGCGATGCCCTGGGCCTTCTGCTTCTGCTCGAACTGCAACTGCCGCACGAAGGGCAAGGCATCCATGCCGGGCGACCGGCCATAGGTCTCGGCGCCGGTCAAGTGCCAGCGCGCCGCCTGGAACGGCCGATCCTTGAAACCGCTGCTGCTCAGCACCTTGTCGCAGCCGATCTCCCAATAGACCGAGCGATAGGGCATGTTGCCGTTGTCGATATAGCCGATGACCCGCTTGTCATTGGGCTCGATCGCATGACAGATGCGATGTTCCTCATCGTGCTGGCCATCGCGATAGCGCTGCTGCACCTCATCGGAGCAATTCTCCAGTCCGAACTGCCCGACCATACCGGCGGTGGTCATGGTGAATTCGCGGTACAGCGTATCCACCGTCAACCGATGATCATGGGCCAGCAGGTAATCGCCAACCGTCAGCGGATAACAGCGGATGATATCGGTGGAATCCTCCAGGATCAGGTTGACCGCTGTCCCGAATACCGCCAGTTCTTCATAGAGTGTCGCGAAGGCATTGTAGAAATTAGACTTCGCCATCACGCGCAGCATGCGCTTGCGCACCTCGTCGAGCCAGAGCTTGACCGGCGCGTAATCCGCCAGCTTCGGATCCGGCAAGCTCAAGCGAAACCAGGGCCGCGTCGGCGAGGTGACGCCGGACATCAGGCCGGAGGCACAGGTCCGCGCGGCGATCGTGCCGGTGCTGTCGATGATGCGCTGATTCCTCTTGCCGCCGCGATTGCTATCCAGCTGGCCATTGATCAGGCAGCGGCCGCGCCGCGGCAGGATGACATCGCTCAGCTCCTGCCAATGGGTGAGATAGCTGCGCCGTTCATCTTCCAGCCCCGCCTTGCGCCGCACCAATTGGCGCAACAGCTCACCTTGCTTCATCAGCGACGGTTGCGGCTGGCCGTGCTGCATCTTCGGGGCCTGCATGTCCTGGTTGTTGGTCATCACCGGATCATCTGTCCTGTCTGCGGAAACCGCGTATCGCCGCGTCGTGAAAATCGTCGTCACGCGGCGCCAAAGAGGGCGGCTCCCTCATCCCGCTGCGGCCGTTACGGCGCAGCCGATCGGAGGAGGCACCATCGAGATCCGTGCCGGCGGGGATGATGGCGGCGGATCGGGATGAGGGAGCCCGGCTGCGCGCGTTGCCGGCGCTGCCGATAAAGCTATCTCGCTATTGACCCAGCAAAGTCTTGCCGGTTGCCGCTGTCGATCCCTGGCCCTGGCCGTTGGTCAGGACCGTGCTGGCGGCGCCGGCGGCCGCCAAGGCGCGTTGCCGTGAATCACTGCGCGCCTGCACAACGGCGGAATCCTGATCCTGCGGTACCGGCGGCGGTGGCGGCGGTGGAGCTGGCGGTTTCGGGGCGGAGCCACCCATGCACATGCGGGTCCCTTTCAGATCGGCGGACGATTACTCGTTGTGTATTTCGCAATAGTACCGCGTCGATGATATTTTAACAACACATTTTTCCTCGTCGCGATTTCCGCAACACTTTTTATGGGCATGTTCGGCGGCGGCTCAGTGAGCATTTGTTTTGGCCTATGCGGCAGCGGCGTGGACGGCGGAGGGTGACAAGCAAGAAGGTAGATGCGCGCCAGGGACCTTCGCCCATCATCCACGGCCTTGTTCCCATCGCCGGCCGACAGCCGTCGGTGGGTGATCGATGCCGGCAGCTGCGCTGTCGCACACGCGCTCAACCGGATATCAGCGCATCTCCTCGACACGCTCCAGCGAACCGGTCTTCCCTGTCAGCATTTCGTTATAAAGCCATTTCATACAGAGCGTGGCGCCACGAGAATCATGCGGGCGGGCGGTCGGGCGGTCGATGATTCCCTCCAGCCGAAAAATGCTCTAGCATTTTCAGCCGATAAAACGCCTCCATCATCACGGCCGTCACATCTGCGGCCGATCCATTATTGCAGTCTGATGACCGCGCTTTGTAATGAGGATTGCCATGCGCAACAGTGTCAGGTTTGTGTGCCGCCTTTTACCGGCTTTTGCCCTGCTCCTGCTTTTCTTCCCTGCCGCCATTTTTTCCTCCACCGTCGAGGCCGCCACGAAGCTGCCGGCGATCGATGCGGCCCTCGCCGCCCAGGCATCCGATCATGCGCGTCAGGACTGGACGCCCGATGCCGAGTTGATCCAGATCGCCGTGACGACAACCACCGATGGCACACCCGACGATGCCACGACCTCGACACCGATATCGTTCTTTTTTCGAGCAAATAACCAGGGTTATCAGATGACGCTCAATCGTTACGGCGACATGTTGGGCGCCCTGGCCCCGTTGCCGCCGCAAGCCACCGAGGCCATCCCCATCCAATTCATCCGTCTCAAGGACGCGCTGGCCCTTGCCCGCGCTCATGGCTTCAGTCAGACTGGGGTCCTGCATCCGGTGATGCAATCTTTCGTCAGTACTGATGGCCTGCGTCGAACCGGCTGGCTATTTGCCGCAGCGGGCGATCCGCCTGATAAGCAGATCTTCGTCGGCGCGGAAGGCCATCTGGTTGGCAGCGTCGAACGTCTGTTCGGCAAGTTGCGGCAATAACGCGGGGTACATCACTCTTCGGCAAGTCGCGTCGCAGAGGTGCGGTGACAGATGTCGCGGTGCAAGATCGCCAAAGACCAGTTTTAATCGACCTTGTTTTATTCGGCGTAGCGAAACGGAAAGTGCCATGTCACCACCTGACTTTCCCGACCCAACCGATCTCTCCGGCAATGTCGTTCCCCTGCGCCCGCGTCAGCCGGCACGCGCATCGCAACCAGCATCACAATTCGGTGCGCCGCAGAGCAATGCATCGCCCCCTGACGGCGGCGGCAGATTGATCCGGCTGACGACAGCGCGGTCCGCCGGCACGTCAGCGGTGCGTGAGCCGTTCACCGCCTTGCATCAGCCTTCATCGGAACCTGTGCGCCCCACCGCCGTTCAACAAAGAGGCGTAAACCGGGAACGAGGCCAGGAACGAGTACCGGCGTCTGGCCACCAACAGTGGTTGATCGTCACCGCGCGGACGACTCCTGTCCCGATGCCTGAGGCCGAACCGGCATCGCCGGAAAAGGAAATCGATATGCAGTCGCCGAGCCCCTCGCCGGGCGAGAGCCCCATGCCAGATCCCGTCTCTGGCCGAGCCTTCAACTGGTCCCATCTGCTGATGATTCTCCTGGGCGCTTTCGTGCTGGGCATCGCCGTCTCCTGGGGTGCTATTGCCATCGGCGCCGATGTGCTCGGCGTCTGGCCGCATGGCTTTCCGCTTTATGCCATGATGGTCGGTGGTGGCCTCACGATGGCGCTGACCGCAGGCCTGATGACAGCCGTCTTCTACAGCGACAGCAGCGGCCATGATGAGAACGTTCACCAGTTCCACCCGGAAAAGCGCCGCCCACCCGATATCGATTAGGCGAAGGACATCCTCTTCGCGCCCGCGACCAAAGATGTGATGGCG